TCGATTTCGCGGAGCTTTTGCAGGTAGTGGAGGGCTTTCTCGGCGTCATCGGTGCTTCCTTCTTTTTTGCCTTGGCGCATGCTGTACTTAATCACGTTCCCTTTGAGGAATCCAATGAACTCCTCGGGCGTGAGCACGGCTTGCATCACCACCCACGGTTGCACGGGCATATCTTTGTAGTGGTTGCCACCAACTTGTTTGTCATCAGCGTTCATATAAGTGCGTCCTCTGCGTCAGGGTAGTTAGGTTGTTTGGGTGTCTTGGGAAATCGTTTCGGGTCCAGCCGAGTGAACGGCCACCATGCCATCAACTCCTGCTGAGTCAGTATGTGCGAGGATGAGTCCGAGGATTTTTTCGCACTCTTCTTTGCGGGTGCGATGCACGGCTTCCCCCGTTTGTATGTATCTGCGTTTGTGTTCATTCAGTCGTTTCCTTATAAGTTCTTCTGAGGTCACGGTGTTCTCCATTGCGTCTGCATCGGTTTATCGGTGACGTAAAAACGGTCCTTGGGGTGCGGACAGTGTGGTGGGGGAATGACCACCATCCATACCGCTTCCTCTTGCCCACGGGTACCCGCCTTGATTACCCAGCGGTCGATGTACGCATCGGGCATCCTTGTCAGACATTTACGCACGACGCCCGGCTTGGACACCACTGGTATGCACTGCATGATTTCTTTTGCCGTCAGCCCGTCCGGGTGCGCACGTAGCAACTCCCGAATTGCTGGGATGTGTGGCTTTTTCACGCCACCACTCCGTACGTGACGTCAACATCAATCCCGCCGTAGTATCCGTTGTGCTCGTTGTGATTAACCAGCACGATTTCACCAGCAGAAGTTGTCACCACCACGTAGTTGATTTCGTGGCACTCGCCATTGTCGTCATCACCCGTGCGCTCCAACACCGGGATCGGCATCTCACGCACCTCGATGTTCAGCAGGGTTGCGCCCACGTGATCTTCGAGCTTGTCATCACACGTCATGTAGCGGTGCTCACAGCATGACTGCCCACTGTCCGCAACACGGATGTACTGTTGTCCCAGACGAATGTGCAGTTCGTCCTTGTGGTCGGAGTTCACGTCCCCGGCCAGCGCAATACCTGTGATCTTCTTGTTGACCACCTGCATAAATGCCTCAAGGCTCGTGCCTTCGAGGTTACATGTCATCAGCATCATTTCTGTTTCTCCACGATAGGGCGCATCTTCCGTGCGCGGTATTCACTTTCGACGATGGCAAACGCCTTCTCCATGTCCTTGATAGTGATGACTTCCATCTGGGCGTCATGCAACTCCATCAATGTATTGAGCGCGTTCATCTCGTCAGCTTTAAGGACGAACCGGTTGGTCTGAACTCCACGCTTGCCCACGGTATGGAGGGCATCAAGCCCACTTTGGATTACACCGTCGTACTCCACACCAATACCCATGCGGAACAACGCCTCGGTGAAGTTGCCCATGGTGATGAGCGTGTCAATATCTTCACGTGTGGCGCGTCCCTGCGTCAGGTTTGTCATGGCCCCATGGTTCTTGATTTTGAGATCGACCAGAAACGAGTCATGGTGCGTCACGGGGGTCATACCTTCCATCACGTATGCAATGGGGTTGAGTATGACCCCCTTGGGGCGGTACTTACTGCGTTTGCGCATCAGTCATCCAGACCTTTAAGCAAGTTCTTCAGTTGCTTGAGTTGACCAGCCATCTTGGCTGTCTCTTGCACGTCGTCTTCGATCTCGATGGCCACCGTCTCAAGTTCAGAGGCAAGTGTTTTCATCTTCTCAGCAAGTGTCTTAGCTTCTGCGGCGTACGCATCGGCCTGAGTTGCCAACGTACTGAGGCGCTCGATAGGTGGTTGTTTTGGTGTGGCTTTGGGTATGACCCGCATAGTGGTGGGGGTTGTTGACATTGGCATTTTGTTCTCCTGTTGATTGTCTGGTTGAATTGTGGGTTCTTGCACGGGTTCGAGTAAGGGGTGCAAAACTTCTTTGGTCGCAACCGCCTTGGGCTCTTTGATGTGTACCCGTATAAACAACCCGTTCTTTGGTTCGGCCACTAACCCGTTACGGCGTAGCGTGTCTAGGCATCCAAGCACGGCGCTCATGTCGCGCATGCTGTGCCCGTTACGGCGCAGTTCTGCAATGATCTGCGAGTGGTCCCACGCATCGGTAGCGGGAACAGCGTCGTACACCTTCTTAACGGGTGCGTTGAGTTGGTTGTATAGGACGCGAAAGCGTGTGGGGCTGAGCATGGCGCACCTCAGCGAACAAGGCGTACCCAGACCGGCGTGTCGCGCACAACGGGTTCTTGCTCTGCGGGTCTAATCCAGCGACCTGACGGTGGGGTCCAGCCCGTGTACTTGTGCCATGTGGCTTGCACGTCTGCACCGCTGGTCCACTTGTAGTGTGGGTGACCGACTGGAATCATCGGTATTGTCTTGCGCATTGCGCTGGGTTGTTCTTGTGTTGTCACTTCGTTCGTTGTCATCATTGTTCTCCTAGTAAATATCTCACATGGTCAATGTTGTCTTCGTTGATCACCATTGCGATGCCGCCCATGGCAGTGATCGCATCGAGGTTCTTCTGTTGCAGAGGGGTCGGCTTGTTCTTACCCGCCTTGCACTCAATGGCAAAGAACTTGCCATGTAAGCATCCAACGATGTCGGGCACACCACTGCCACCGTATCCACCCGTCACCGGATAGAAGTAGTAGGCGCGTAGTTGTTTGAGGGTGGCTACAACCTTAGCCTTGACCTTTGCTTCGGGCGTCTGTGCCATGATGCAATCCTTCCTTGTAAACAGTATTGACACTTGTGATGAAACGGTCGATGACCTCGTGGCGCGTCATGCCCCGCCCCTTGGCCACCGTGACCAACGTCATCGCCAGCGCGGCCATACCCACATCAGTAGGGATGCCACGATCTGCCATGTACTCAGCCAGCGTGATAGCGGTTTCTTTGACCTTATCGGCGATCAGCTTCTTTTGTTCTGGGGTCATACGTTCTGGGGTCATACACGCGCCCCCGCAAAAAAGTTAACGATGCGTTGCCACATCGTGGGCTTCTCGATCATGGTGATGGGCAGGGGGACCAGACCTTCCCCGCGAGGGGTGGTCACAATCTGGTCGCGCTTGGCGAACAGTTCGTCGGGCGTGATTTCGCGCCAGCTACCCGGCGTAGGGGAGGCGTCTTTGATGCCAGTTCCCGCACGTACTTTGCGGGTTGACTTCTTCGGGGGCGCACCGATGCCAGCCGTGGGTACAGGTGTGGGAGTGCCAATGGCACCCAGCCCCTTGGCTTTGTTGAGGTTGTACCGAATCTGGTACACCGCTTGTGGTTTGCACTGGAGCTTGGTCACGATCTCTTTTGTGGTGTGACCTCGCTCAATCATCTTACGCACCTTCTGTGCGAGTGGTACACGTTTACGCATTCTTCGTTCTCCAAAAATTGTTAGGGAGTCCCTAACATCACACGCATGTTCCGCATGCGGACGGTTCGACGCGGGGGCGATCAGGTGAGTACACCCAATACACATGCGCAGAAATTCGACGGCCTACGCTCTCCACTTCTGTCGTTGGAGGTGTAGCATCCATAATCATCAATACAGCAAGACGTTCTTTCACCCAGTCGGGTAAGTCGTCCACACGATCATAATGCCCTGCAGTCTCAGAGTCAATACTCTCCATGCCTAGACACAACACATCCACCCCGTCGGGGAAAATACTTACACGGTAGATGGTGTCATCGAGCAGAGATAGATTGTCCTTACCCTTGGTTGCCATATACATGTCACGGCGCACCACAGTGCGTAGGGCCACATCCATGTCCTCGTTCAATATGTCTCCCCCCAATATGCGACGCACAGTCTTATCGACTGGCTCAGTTAATCCAAATGGTCCTTTGTTCATTGATACCTCCAAATCTTTTACCCACTGCCAGTCCAAAAACTGTTGTAGCAACTCCGTCATCGGTATGGAAAGCACCGGGGGTGTTTTACCGTGCATCCTGCGCATGATGTCCCACTGGATAGAGTTGATGGTGGTCTTCCTCGTCATGACAGCCACCCCATTCCAATCGATATAGCCACGATCAACATGACGCAACCATTGATAAGACCAAGCCCTTTTGGGACTTGTGGGGCAAGCCAAATGCAAGCTGACAAGATGAGCAATTGCTGGTCAGTCATCTTCGTCTTCCTCCATGTGTTCTTGCAACAGTTGCAGCTTGGCGAGGTCAAGGCACCCGAGGGCGGTGGGAAGCACCATTGCCTCGTCGTACCTGTGAACCACCTCCAGCAGTTCATCCACCAGCTTCTGTGCCAGCGATCCTTGGTAGTCGTAAGTCATGTTTTGAACTCCTTTAATCAAGCAAATATCTGTAAGGTTTTCTTTGGGTGCCGCAGTCCGCGCACTTGTTATCCACAAAGTTATGCTCTTTGACTTCGCCAAGTTTTCCGCAAAGGTGCGCCCCGAACAACTCAGCCAACCCCATCATGTAGCGCCCATCAGGTGCAAACAACTGAGGGTGGCTTTCGGAAAAGTATGCTTCGTTTTTTGGATGTGGTTTGTTCATGTGTTCCCCCTTGCTCGGATGGCGGCGGCACAATCAGTTCTAAACCAGTCTGACCACGGAGTGCTTTCAACAACATCTGCACACGCCTCACGCTCTTTGGATACTGCAACTGCGACGACTTTTTCCAGCGCGATGAGCGCTTCTTGCTTTGCGTCGTTCACGCCTCGGTCGTAGCTTTCCATGAGTAGCTTGATCAGTTCTTCTTTTGTGGTCATGTGTTCTTCTCCTCGTCATCGTCTTCCCACCACCCGTACAACTTGTCCCACGCCTGTTCGATACGCTTGCGCTCATCAGCGCGGACAAGGGCTTCAAAGGTTTTGAATCGCTCATCTTGCGAGTCGTAGCTTGTCCATCCAGCCTCACGGGCCATGTCTATCGTGTCTCTCATACGTTGCGCTCCTTTAACTTAGCTTTCGGCTCATGCGTGCAGGCCTCTTCATAATCCAACACATCCTGAATGCGGTAACGGATCAGACCGCCCAGCTTGAGGTATCGACAGCCCTGCTTTAGTGATCTGTCGCGCTCCAGTGTGGCCTCGCTGATCTTCCAGCGGAACGCAAGCTCTTCCTGTGTCATTAATTGCTCCGATGTTGTCATTGCGGCTCCTTGTGAACAATCACAGACGCGCCTGTCTCTGGGTCTGTGTAGCTGGTTTCTGGTTCGCACCAGCAAGGATTGCCGTCTGTCACGTGCTGCCGACTCCAGACGTTCTTCTCGCGTAGCTTGGATTCAATGGCTCGGGTAATACTGGCGAAGGAATCCCAATCAACAAACGGGACGCCACTATCCTCCCACAGGTTATAAATTTCTCTAGGCGTCAGCCCAACCCAAGGCCGCTGTGCTGCGGGTGGGGTGGTGTATGCCTTGAGCCTTTCAACAACATCAGCGCCCGTGTGCCCATCAAATTCAAACAAAGCGCGTTCAGTTTCTGGTACAGCGAACAAGTCCCAGTCTTTTGCTTCGTAATGGTTACTGATTTGTCCATCAGGCAAGACCGCCACAACGATGAACCAGCCACCACCAAAGCACAGTTCGCCATCGTGGTGACGCCATGACTTGTGCACCGAGCATTTGCCGCCAACCGCCCACTCGTTGAACAGTGCGGCGTTGTATGCTTTGCGGAACTCGTACAGTTCGTTAAACGTGTGATATCCGTCTGAAGTGTTGCCATCAATCGCCACAGGCTCCTGCACAGGTGCTGGCTCCATCACGCACTCAATGCATGAGCAAAAACCTGTGCCGCAGTTTTGTGGGCGTTTCTGTTCAGGCTCATAGTCCAGCCCCAGCTCTCTGGCGTTCTCTGCCTTCTTGTCGAGGGCACGTGCCTGCTTGATGGCGGTGATGGCATCGCTGCCTGATTTCGGCAGACTCATGTAATTGTTTTCGATGTACTCCAGCGCCTCCAGCGCCAAGTCGAGTGCTTCGTCTTTGGTCATGTCCGCTCCACCCAGTAAGTTGTATCCGTGGCCTTCATACCAAGACCTTCGACGTAGCCACCCTTCTCCAGCATGCTGAGCGCGGCTATCTTGCCAGCGATGTCCTCGGGCAAGTCGTCAGCCTTGAACACTTGGGGCTGTTGCTGTGAACCCTTGAGGCTGTTGGACTTCACGTCAAACACTTCGAGCACTTCAAAGATTTGCTCGTCACCCAGCATGCGTGTCTGCACGTAGTAACAATGCACCGCTTTGTTCATGTGCTCAACCATCTCGTTGTGTTTCTCTTGCCACACGATGATCTTCTCCTTGAGGGTGGGGTTGTTGAACTCGTAACCACGTAGCAACATACCGAACAACTCGTCGCGCAAGTCGTCGGTGTTGAGTACCGCCCCACGTGCGTGGCTATAGCTTTCACGCACCGTCCAGTTCTTGTTGCGTATCTTGTCAGCGAATGCTTCGTATGTGACCTGTGCGCTCTCAACGGGGGAGTACGGACGCACGTGCTTCTTGACCGCAGTCATGATGCGTTCAAACTTGTCAGACGTAACCATGCTGTACTGGTCACGATGATCGGCGTACTTCTCATTGCGTATGGTGCGTGATGCCACAAACCAACGGAAGTCGGTGCCGTTGACGCCCACATCGGTGTAACCGAAATGGCACAGCGCGTAGTCCTGCCCGGGCAGGTACGCCCACAGTGAGGACACCACCACGATACCGCTTTGCCACTCGGTCTTGCATTGGCGGGTGATACCGAACTGCACGTTGCGGTAAACCTTGCGCATCCCTTCAGCAAACTGTGCGCAGTTGTTGGTTACACGGATGCCGTCCACCAGCTTCGTGGTTTGAGTAAGGACTTCTTGCATCTCCGCAGATTGCGTAGAGATACGCTCAGCCATATTCTTCAGCGTTGCTTCAGTGGCCCGTTCGATCTTTGATACAGGGGTATGTTCGTATGCCATGATTGTTCAGCCTTTCTTCACTTCGTACATGTTGAGTAGTTTGTTCATCACCCGGTTGTATTTGCCACGTATGTCACGCACCGTGTCGATGTCATTGACCTCACGCTTGGCACCGATCTCTTGGGCAATCAATGCGACAAGGGCAGGGCGCAACTCGTGGTCCTGTTGTGTGACGATCAAACGGGCGAGCCCATGCGGTATGCCGAACAACGACAAGTGGCCGTAGGTCCTACCGGGGATGACCTCACTGTAATGCACCTTCATCCAAGACTCAATGTTTTCACGGTAGTCACGTACACCTCCCCAACTTGTGTCCATCATTGGCACGATTGCGGCCATGTAGAGGTAGAACTCGTCGATCTTGCCCTTCCACTGTTTCTTCAGGTCTTTGTCCACACGTGTTCCTTTCGTCTCAAGTAGTTTGCCCACACGCTGAAACATCCCGCCACCCAGCGCCTTGAATGTGAGATACACCCCGTCGTCTGCGCCGTGTGGTTTCTGAGTGTTCCAGTCCCATGTGTATGTACTCTTGGGCAGGGGGAAGTCCTCATTCACGAACGATGTCAGCAGGGCTGGCGCATCTCCGGTACCTACACGTGCACGTACGTAGTGGCGTCCGTTGTCAATCACAAAGCGCATACCGCTTGGCATGTGGTTGTGGAGAAACTCGTAGCGCCCCGTGTGTGAATAGTCACCCATGCCGTTGCGGATACGCACGAACTCGTCACCCGTCTCGGGGTCACGTGTCCACAGGAACGGTGCCGTGTCCTTCTCGTACTGTTCACTCGTGCGGTGCGCGGGGTAGTCGCCGTCCAGCAGGGCGTAGCAGTTCTCGTCGTACTTCTTGATGCGCCTAGCTGAGTAACGACGTTCCTCGATGGGGCGTATGTCTGCACTGGCACGTTCCCCTCGGATGGGGGTGATGCTCTCGTACAGTTCGACGATCTCTTTGAATGTGCTTGCTCGTGTCATGTTAATTCCTTGGTTGTGTTGGTTTGTTAGGGAATCCCTAACACGGGGTCAGGGTTTATCGTTTGTGATCTGTCGCAGACACAGGTACTTGACCTCACTGGCCGCGATGCTCATCGTGTCCGTGTCGTTCCACAGCGTCAGGTAACCCGTGTTCTTCATGTCCTTGGTCAGATGTTGCACCACGCTTGGCGATGCCTTGACCATGAACTCAGTACGTGAGCCATCCTTGAATGTGATCTCCGCGATTGAGTACACGGGCACGTCCTTCATGGGGTACTCGTCGTAGTCCCAGCGTTTGGGGTCGTGTGGTTTTGATGAGTAAATAGTCGCCATGTTATTTCTCCATCCCGAACTTGATGTCCACATCTTTGTCGCTGTTGAGCATCTCGCGTATCTCGTCGCGCATGCGGTCATCGTTCACCAACTTCTTGACGAACATGGATGCACCGAACAGCAACTCACGCATGTGCTGAGCACGTGCACGGAAGTGCAACGTACCCGACACACCCAGCGCCGATATGATCAGCAGGACAAACTCAGTTGTCGTAAATTCAATCATCTCAATCTCCAGTTAATCTTCAACGTGCACAGTCTTGCCGACCGGTGCAATGTTCTTGTTACCACCCACGATGCACCACAGCACGGGCACCGACCAGTCACCCCATGAGCCACCGAGGTAGCCGTCAGTGAGGACAACGACAGCTTGCGGTTTGATCGCATGCTCTGTCATGTATGCAGGAACACACTCCACAGTTGTACCCCCACCACCCGCAGGTTTCGTCGAGTGCACGATGTTCTCCACCTCAGCACCCATGTACTTCTCATCACCAGCCACCTCGGTGTCCCAGTACAGCAGACGCACAGCCTCGGGCTTGACTGCATCGCAGATACCCTTGACCTCGCCGAGAAACTGAGCCAACTCGCGGCCACCGATGGAGCCCGATGTGTCGATGGCAATCACCAACTCGCCGACCTTCTCGCTCACACCCGATGGCATGTAATAGCCAGCAGATACAAAGCGACGGTTGGGCCGCCGCCACGTAGAGTAGTCATTGCCAGCACATGTTGTGGTGATGAACTCACGCAGGGCTTCGCGCCAATCGATCTTGGTCTTGAGCAGTTCGTCGATGTCACGGTTGCCACCCGTGCCCAGCTTGCCAGCGGCCAGCGCACCTTGGCGTATGGCCTCGTCGATCTCACGTGCAAGGGATTGCTTTTGCTCAGCGGTCAATTCCTGAGCGCCTTCCCAGTCGTGCTCATCAAGC